CGTGGGACGATATGTCCATACGACAACTAGGCATCCTTGCTGCGTTAGGCATAAGCCGAACAAATCCAAGGATATCCGCTTAGCAGAATACAATCGAGAAGGGTTTGGGATCCTTCTGCGAACTGCTAAGTCAACCCCCAATTTACTTCAATGGAGGTCAACCACTTATGTTTTCCGATCCACAATCCGTTACAATCGAAGCGGTCGCTGTTTCTTTACCACGAATTCGTACAGAAGGACAATCGTCCTTTTATGCGGATGAGACTGAGAGCGTTAAGCTCTCTATCTCCCATCAGAAATCGAATCGAAGGATTCGCTCTATGGTCAGGTTAGATAAGCGCGCCATTGTCGTTGATCCTCTCACTAGTGAGAACGATTACGAAAATTTGGCTGTGTACATGGTCATCGATAGACCCGAAGTGGGTTTCTCGAGTGAAGATGTACAATCGCTGGTGCTAGCCCATCAGGACTGGCTCGATTCTACAGCTGCAGGTAAGCTATATGGCCAACAGTCGTAGTACCGCAAAGACGCCCACTTCCAAAAGGAAGAAAAGCGACCATGAGGTTTCTACGCTGGTAATCTCCAATATCTTCGCACTTGCACCAGCCTTAATAGGCTTGTTCACTGCGATGATAGAGGCTCGTCCAAAAGACGAGAAAAAGATTCCCAGTTCAACTATTAAGCCACAGTAGGAATTTCTCCTATTGTAAAGCCTACCGTACGCAGGTAACGGGATTCGTGCCATGGGGGATTGTAGGGTTAATACCCTTATAATCTTTTGTGGCACGAGTACCGAACTGGTACCGGGAAACGTGACGTGGCTTGAAGTTTACCCCCTAAAAGGAGGAGACTTGAAAAGCAACGTAAGTGACTACCTAGAGGTAGCACAATCTATCTATATAGATAGTTGTGCAAAATGCATCGCTGACGTCTCTGATTTACGTGATCTCGATACTTTGAGATCACAGGTTAAACAAGAAGGGATGTCATTTTTGACATTAACCCTTCCACGCTTCTGCGGAGATTTTGAATCTGCACTTGAGCGTGGACAAATAGACCCAACACTTTTCCAAGGTTTTCGGAAAAATGGATCAATCCCTGCGTTTTTGCAAGGTATGATCGGTCTTTTGTTTAACCGTGAGACTGGGAGGATTTACGATGAAAAAGACAAATGCTTCTCGAGTGAAGCGTCCGTCCTCGTTGGAAGTATCAGGCAGATTTGCCTCACTTTCAAGAAGATTGAGCTTCCTTGTAGCCCAGTTCGGGTCAACAAGAGTCTCGAGAACTTCATCGCGATTGAGCAAGCCAATCAACTGTTTTCAGTGCCGACAGAAGCTGCAGACGAATTTCGTTCTGTTGCTTTTGTGCTCTGGAGCCGCATGTTACGGGCTATACGCCCTGATATGCTGGTCCCTAGGCACGGTCCCGGTGCTACTGCCGAACGAATTTCTGGTAATCAGAAATATGTTTGGCGGTATTGGTACGAACGTCTGGAACCTTACTTTCCCTTTTTCGATAACGCTTATAATTTGGGCGCTTTCGATTCTAGGGAGTTCTAAGAAGTAACGTTCGTTAAACCAGAACAGGAGTTACCTGTTAAGGTAATTACTGTTCCGAAAACGTTGAAGGGTCCCCGCATCATTGCT